TAATGGAATATTGACCCAAAAGGCAAAACTAAAAGGGAATGTTGTTAATCCCCAATAAGACCCAAAATTAGTATATTGTGTTCCTGTATATGAATAACATCCTGATCCAAATTTAGGAGAACTTGTACTATAAATAGATGTGGAACTATTTGTTCCATTATATCTACTTAATGAATCAATACAAGTTGTTCCTGATATTTCTTCAAATTCATATTCAGAAATTAAATTTACTGGCAATGTAGTTAATGCTGCAGGTTGAACTTGACTAAATAATTTTGTTCCGTAGTATGGCATGATTATACATTTTTAACTGCTGTTGCCCAAATCTCAAATGTAGATCCAGTAGTATTTACTTGTTCGTAAGATATTGTCCAACTTGAATTTATTACTAATGTAGGTGTAGTACCTCTCCATACTATCCCCGTAGGTTGTGTTATAGTTGGAAGAGTTGCACCAATCTTAAATACATAAATTGATTCATTTACTACTCCTGTAACTGCTGCTGGTAATGCTATTGTAAAGACGTTTGCATTAGTAATAGAACCACCATAAGTTTCAGTAGCTGCTTTAAGAGTTAATGTTCCTGTGGTTGGTGTAGTAACTATTTCTGAAGCGTATGCAGGAGTTCCCCACACTGGAGCAGCACCAACCCCATTTGATCTTAATACACTACCAGCAGCTACTGCTGCTAATCTTGTATAGGCAGTAGTTGAAGATGCATATAATAAATCTCCGATAGCTTGCGATGCAAAAGTCCAGTTAGACCCATCGTTATAAGAAATTTGTTTTCTTACTGCTCCTGTTGTTATAGTTGCGTAATAAGCATCTGTCAAGAATTCTATCGCCCCTGCCTCTGGGGTAGTGAGCAGAGTACCTGATGTTAGCTTGATTGGTGCTGTGGAGGCTGTGGCTGTTCCTGCCTTGATGTGAAGAACTGCTGTTGGATTGGTTCCTATGCCAATATTATTATTAGATTCGTAAATTTTAATTGCATCAGTCGTAATAACACTATTATATATAAAAAATCTATTACCTCCAGCCTGTGTGTACCCAAATTGAAATTTGGGTACACCACTTACTCTAAAATCAAAATATTGATTATTGGTACCTGCACCTAAAGCGTTTAAAGCAACAAATGGAACAATAGATGCAGTACCATTTACTAATATTCCACCTGTTACATCTAATTTTGACGCTGGATTTGTCGTCCCTATACCCACATTCCCATTCCCTAATACAGATAAAACATTACCCCCTACTAATGTATAAGCTAATCCTGATGCAGTGGTAGAAAAAGCAACCGTAACAGTTAAACTTGTGTCTGATGCAATAGTGGCAATGGTTCTCACTGTTTCCCCACTTACAGTTATTGTGTCTCCTACTTTAAAGGTATTGGTAAATTGTGTGAATGTTCCTGTTAAAGTTATTGTGCCATTTGTTGCTACTGTACCTGCGCCTGTTGTACCTTGTGCTACTTGGAGATTAGCAGTAGGTGATGTAAGTCCGATACCGACGTTGCCTCCTAATGGATTTAAGACTAAAGATCCAATAGCAGATAATCCACTAATATAAGATTGCCAACCATTATAAGTATTACCTGTTGATGCTCCACGTATAGACCTCAACATACTACCAATACTAAAATTATCAAAATCTGTTGTAGCAGACATAATAAGTCCTCGTACGTCTAACGCCTGTGTTGGGTTAGAAGTCCTAATTCCAAAATTACCAGCACTATTTATTCTTGCAGCTTCAAAGAAACCAGTTGAATTACTATTAACCGAAAAAGCTAAGTAAGAACTATAATCTGATGCACCGCTCTCTCTTCCTGCTTTTATTTTCCCAATCTGGTTAAATAAAGTGGAACTGCTTGTATGCGCCCCAAATGAGATAGACCCTCCAACACCTGCCGCAGGTGTAGTTGAATCATTAATAGAAAGTATACCCGTAGCATTTGCTCCTGTGACATCTAATACTCCAGTTGGAGATGTTGTTCCGATACCGACGTTGCCGCTCTTTATTACTAGACTTGCCCCAGTTAATGCCGCAGTATCGGTTATTGTTCCGCCTAAGCCCATATCACCATTTTGCAACAAAGACATTCTATTATCCGTGTTGGTTTTCCAAACAAACTGGTCAACGATTCCATTATAAATAAGCCATTTTCTTGCGTTATTTATATAAAACTCAAAGCCCGGAGTAGTGGCGGTGTCAGCGTTGATTTTAACTCTCACATCAGAACCAGATGCCTTAATATTTCCTGCAACTTCTAACTTTTCACCTGGCCCCGTAGTCCCTATGCCTACGTTGCCATTATTTGTAATCCTCATCCTTTCAGTAGGCGTCGTTCCTGTAGAGAATCGAATATTTGCAGTTGAAGTATCGTTGAACGCGGTAAATTGAAATCCACCAGCACCCGTATCTTCAAATATGCCAGCATTTTGACCATAACGTGCGGTGTTCCATGCTGCGTTGGAATTAGTTTGTAGGAAGTTTAACTGACCACCACCCGCCGCTATAATATTAAAACCAGCTGTTGATACACCAGTATCATCGTTTTGAATATTAAGATTGGCATTTCCTACTGAATTTTTATAAATATGCAAAAGGTTGGTTGGACTCGTCGTCCCTATTCCTATGTTGCCTGCTATTAATGTTCCCGTATAGTCCCCAGCTGTCCCGTTTCCAATAGCTATTTTAGCAGCACTCAAGCGAGAAAATGCGGTATCTACTGCACCGTACCAATTACTAGTTGAACTCCAATTCACAAGTGCAGTATTTTTAAGCGCGACACCAAGACCATAAGCCACATTTTGATTTAGATACACAGTAGCATCGTCGTTTGTACCAATATAAGTCCCTGCTATAACACCATCTGACCTCAATCTCGCTGTTACCGTTCCACTATTATTCTGAACTTTTAGTACACCATCCGTGGGGCCAACACTTGACGCAGCTCCGCCCTTCAGCACTAACGTTGTCATTCCTATACCCGGAGTCGTATCCTGCACAAACATAGTCTGTCCAGCGGTGCTACCACTCTGTGCAACCGTAAGTGAATACCCTGGAGCAGTAGTCCCTATTCCTAACCGTTTATTAGTATTATCCCAAAATAACCCATTATCACCTATCTCTGTAGTCGTGCCATTGAAAAATGCAACTTGACCACTTACGCCTGTTCCTGTGATGGGGTTAGTTAATGCTGTCTGACCGCCAAGGCCAGCTAATGTATATGTTGGGACATTTAAAGTGTTGCTTGACAATGTTGCAGAGCCACTGCTCCCTGTCGTTGTCAATGAAGTTATCCGGTTAGTGTATGCAGTGTTCCAATTTGAAGAACTTGCTATCCTTGAGTCAGCTAAAGTGCCAGACCAACCTAAAGTTAATGAAGTAGCTTGAAGCAAAGCAGTGGATGGAGTTCCCCCTAATGTTAACGTAACATTGGTGTCGTCTGTCTTTGTTAACGCTGATGGCGTATATGTTACTGGAATAACTGTCAATGGAACAGGTACGGATGTTCTTACTGGATTAGTGCCTCCAAATTGAAACTGAAAACTAGGATTGCTTCCACCACTTATATGATTTCCGTAGAATTTAAGAACAATCATATCAGTGGCCAAAAATGAACCATCATTCCACAATGCGCTAGCACTAAATTCTGTATATCCAGAAGTAGCAACAGGTAAAGTGTTTCCAGAAGTAGTTATTAACGTTTCAGTTCCCCCATTAGTTCTTTTCCATACTTCAAAATAAAACTCAGCGTTTCCTGTGCCGCTTGTTTTTTGTATATTGCCAATAGTTGTAATATTAAATATTCCTGGATTTCCAACAATAATATTAGGATAACTGATTAGGCCAGCTATAAATTGATTTGATGCGACTATAGTTCCTGTTGGAATATTTACAGCAGTTGTGTTATAAAGTGGATCAGTTAAAGAAGTAACTAATCTGTAGTAGCTATTTATTCCGCTTGCTGCGTTTGTTGGGTATAAAGATATGTTTGATGGAAGATCCGCTAAAGATATAAAATGGCTTACGCCATTGTCTCCATCATTTATCAACTGACTCGTATTAGTTGGTACAGTTGGGAAAGTGATTAAAGATCCATTTCCTGCTATATATTGAGATGTTGTACCTGCGCCTGTTACTGCTATTGTTCCATTTGCTATCAATGGGCTATTAGTGACAGTAAATGCAGACGGCATCGATAAGCCAACAGACGTTATTCCACCATTTGCTATTGCCCAAGTGTTGTCTCCTCTAAGATAAGTAGAAGATGATGGCGTTCCTGTAGCAGAAAGATTGCTAACTCCTACTACTGAATTGGCTAACGTCGTTGCAATAGAAGTAGTCCCTGATCCTGTTACTGCTCCTGATAATGATATACTTTGGTTAGCAGTTAAATAGATATTTGTATCATATGAGATAGTGCCAGCAGTTGATTTGACAAACCCTGTTCCACTCAATGCGGCTTGTTTCCCGTTAAACGCTGACCAATCAGTAGTGCTTAGAACTCCTCTGTTAGAAGCAGACGCAGTAGGCACATTTAAGGTTATTACAGGAGTTGTTGTGCTGTTAGCTACAGTAGAAGACAGATCAGTTCCTGTGGTTCCCAATGTTAAAGCAGCAACAGAAGTAACTGTTCCAGGATTTCCTGAGTATTGAGGAATATTTAAAGTTGCGCCAATCAAAGTTGCAGCACCTGAAGAGCCTGTTGTCGTTAAAGTTAAACTATTTTGTTTTAGCGCTAACTGATCATACACTAATTTTGCTGAAGGATATTGAGTGTTAGTTGATCCGCTGCTGATAGTGGTAACTTTGTTCGCTGAATCTTCAGGGACGTAGCTTATATTTGAATTTAATGTGTTCCAATTTGCAGAAGTCTGATTCGGGGTATCTGTGTTAGCAATGATAGAGTCTCCAATCTGAATAGCAGTTCCACCCAAAACGCCTGCTACACTAACAACCCACATATCACCTTTTAACACTGCCCCTGCAGTTCCTGATCCGCCAGATGATGGCCAAGTGTTTACGCTTGCATCATAAGCGCCTCTGTAATCTAACAGGCCAGCTACTAATCCGTCTGCGTATGTCTTTACTGCTTTGGCTGAAGGATATTTTGTGTCGCTTGCCCCATCAACAGATATTGATGTTGATTTATTTGCTACATTTTCTGGCGTAAACCCTAACGCTATCTGTTTGCTGTTAAAGGTAATCCAATCGGTGCTTGACAATGCCCCTGTAAGTATGCTAGAGGCTAATTGAAGACTTAACGATTGCGTTGATAATGATAATCCATTAGCAGTTCCAATACTTACTGCATTATGCCTTGCAGCAGTATTTGCAGCTACGTCAGTGTTTGAAGAAACTCTCGAATCAAGATAATACAAATTTGTTCCTTCAGCAATGTCTGAGGTAGTTGCATCTGACCCTGACGTAACTAAACCTTTAGAGTCGTAAGTTATTTTAGTTTTAGTCGCCCCTGTTATTGCAGAATTTTCTGTTACTTTACCGTTAAAAGTCGACCAATCTGTTGAAGCTAAATAGCCATCAGAAACAGATGAAGCCGCGCCTAATTTTGTTTTTATTGTTGCATTAGTCTCGTCTCCTGTGTTAGTTCCTAAAATAAGATCTAATGCAGCTTTATTTGCATGAGTATGCAATGCATTATATGCAGCATTCCAATCATCAATATCTAATAACGTAATACCATATGATGGTGACGCTGAAAATATTGGATCTGACTCAACAAATGAAATACCAGAAGATGTATCAAGATTACCACCAAGAGTCGCAGATGCATCTTTTACTGGGGAGTTCACATTATTTATTTGTCCTAATTGCATATTAATTTATTTAGTCTGACCAAACATCTTCAACTTTATCTCCAGTTAATCTATTATAAGCAGCTATAAGAATTCTAGTTTTAACAGTATCAAATGGATACATAGAATCTGTAGGGCTAAGCTCTTTAAGAGTTTCATAAACCATAGCAATATAACCATCCTTATAATGATCTCCAGATGTGTATTTACCTTTTCTTAGCAATTTACATCTATTTGATGAATATGTAGAAAGTGAATTATCTAATAATAATTTTATTTGACCCCAAGTCATAGTAGTATTTTTTAAACTGATAATCTTTTAAATATGTCTATTTTCTCATATATTCCACTAGTATTAGCAGAGACTATATCGGCAAGTAATCCCTGATATAGCATATTAACCATGCATGCATATTTAATCTCATTTGAATTTATTTCATATATTTGATTAACAGCATTATAGCATACAGTAGATTTTACAACCCATGAATTATAATAAAATACTTCAATACTCGTATAAGTATCTAATGCTGTATTTGCTATATCAATAGTAACGCTTAATATATCATCTGGAATAATTTCATCTACACCAAACATCTCATAAGAAGTTATATCAATATAAAAATCATCAACTAAATCAACTTCTGGATCTAATGACTTAGTAAAACTAAGTGTTCCACCTGTAAAAATAGCTCCTCCGTCAAGGGCTGTAATCGTCAATGTTGCGCCAGTGGCATCATTGGGCATATAACCGGTCCAGTCGGTAGACGTGCTATATATTCTCATAGCATGACCGCTAGAGATAGTTGTTGTTGAGAATCCAAATACGGCTGCCATATTTTATTTTTTAGAAGTAGTTGCTTTTTTCATGTTAATTTGTTCATTAGCCATATTAGATCTTCTATCTTCTGCTAATGCCATTGATTGTTGCGCCATATTATCCATATGCTTTTTCTTTTCAAGATCTACTTTAGATAAATCTGCACTAATATCTTTTTCTGGGGGACTCATTATACCAGCCACTTGTAGTTTAGTATCGTTGTCTCTTTGATTTAATTTATCTTCCAGTTCCATTTTATCTCTAGCCAATTGATCTTTTGCCGCTTCAATTTGCTGAATATGTTGCTGTTGCATTTGTTGCATTTCCTGCTCCTGTTGCATCTGCTGTTGCTTAGTCTGTTTGATTTGTTGTTCATCTCTTTCTATTATTTTCATATTTTCAGATACTGAAGTACTTGTAAATATTTTCATTATTGTAGAGAATGACAATGTTTGATTTTGCAATGCAGCATGCGCTAGTTGATCAAGTTTCTGATCTAAATTATTAATTGAGTTTGAATTATCAACTATGATTCCAAAATCTGCTTCTGCAAATTCAGCACCACCAACCTCATACATTGCAATACTGTAATCATCAGATATACTTTGAAACTTTTTAGGATTATTTTTTAATGCAATCTTAGCTGTTTCAAGTAAACATTCTAAGCATCTTTTTTTAACATTATCATGAACTAAAAATAACTCCTCTGTAATATTAGCAGAAGCATTTACAGCTCTCTCAATACCACCAACGGTTTCTGATGATTGTATTTGACCTTGACGTTGCTTAGATATACCGGCAATCTCAAACATTTCATTTTTAATCCACTCTAGTAAATGTAAATGAAATGTAATAGACTGAGAGTTATCTAAATTAAATACTCTACCAGTAGTATTATTTATTGTTCCAGCAAGTTTGCCAGTTGCAGCGCCCTTATTACCCTCTTTAAATGAATCCGTAGCAGCTATACCATCTTGTCTTAAGAAATGCATATATGCCTCTATATTCCATCCTTCAGGAATTTTTGCAATATCAACTTCAAGTACTTGACCATATGATCTCATCATAGCCTTATTAAGCCTATCTGCTACAATTGTATATAAATATGCATAAGGCTTCATACGATCTATGATAGCTACTGGCTTACTGTGATTAGTATTATATGTTTGACCAATAATTCCTAAATGACATTTAGATGGATTGCTAATTCTATTATATTGAATTTTTCGTGGACGCATATTAACATATACATCCTTACCAATTTTTACGCCTTCCCATGCTTCATTAATCCAATAATCAGTAGTTTCTTCGCCTTTTGCTTTGTCTGCAACATAATCTTCCGATACAAATGTAGATTCTTCCTCTCCTGTCTTATCATTATAGTATTTTAATTTTTTAACTTTCCGTAATGATTTCCACCTAACACGAAGAACCCTTATGTTTCCATTTCCATCATAATAGTTTGAAAATGTTCTTCCCATTGCACCAGCAAAATAAACCATTTGATCTATTGAATTTGCTTCATCTCCAACAGCTGGAGTATATATCATTGATGCTCTTTCATCTATATTATCCATTGCATCCACTTTGGCAATGGTATTAGTTTTTTGAATAGCATCCATATCTTCTTCTGATAATTCATCAAAATACGTATCTACTATTCTTCCTGGACTCCAATAATCATACATTATAATAAGATCTGCATCCTCCGCTTTAGACGAAAATCCATTCCTTAATATAAATACTTTACGGGGGTTGAGTCTCTCAAATGTAGGTTCCCCCTGAACAATATCAAAATCATACATTTCTTCACCGGCAATAGCAACATCTTTCATTCCTTGATTCCATAAGATCCTCATATCAAGTTCTTTGATATAATGATTCAAAATGAAATTAGCTGATCTTTCTCTTGCGTCTTGCCAGGTATATGAAAAGAAATCCCCGTGTTCTTGTAATTTTTTTTGAAAATCCTCTTCGCTAATTGATTCATTTTTAATTAATTCCGAAAACACAGCGTCTAGCTCCTGTACCTTTTGTTGTTCTTTTTCTGATATTGCATTATAATTGGATACTATTGCTCTAAATTCAAATCGACGTTTGGCCTCTTCTCCGACAATTACATTGATCGGAGAGTTGACTATAGAATAATATTGTATGTTATCTGGTATGAATCCATCAGAATCTATTGCATAAGGATTCATTACTAATTTCATATCAGAAAGATGGATCTTTCCATCAAATAAGTCATAGTTTATTTTTTTATGCCTAAGTGATTGTCTGACATTATTGTCATACATCATAGAGCTCATATCGGCCCAATCAATATTCTCCTTGCGCCATTTTTTATTTTTCTTTGACGATGGTAGTTTTTGAATTGGAAATCCGCTGGGAAAATTATACATATATATTATATATTAACTTTATTCTTGCAAAAATATTAATTATTATAATCTACTACAATTCATTGAAGAAATCGCCCCTCTTATAGCTTAAAGTTCCTCTACTATTTCGTATAAAATAGTCATCAAATTGTAGTCCTATATTTACAGTTTTCTCAGAGTTCATCGCATTTTCTATAAACTTTTGACGATCCTCTCTAATTAACATTAGCATACCGCATGCACTAATCCTATCAAAGTTTCCATTTGCATTATATTTCATAGCTTCAAGCAGTAATCCAATTGATCTTATTTTATGTAAATTCAAGACAGTCTTGCCTTCAGAATTTTCATTGTATGCATTAGATAGCATCCAATCTGCAAGTAATCTTCTTCCTCGTGCATTGATAAATCTACCAGAGTTAGTACCTTTGGATTTATTTCCATATAAGTTACCACGAACCATCTCCACATCTTTTAATGATTGCAATGTATCACTCAATAAATACAAGCAATTTTTTCTATCAAAATATTGAAATAATCCTTTTTTATCATTCTCATAATTTCCTACTGCATTGTAGTAAATAAGCATTCTTCTGCATATCTCAAAGAAGTCATTTGCAAATTTAGACCTACCAGTATATTCAGCAACTATTCTATCAGTAAATAAATCCAATATAAATATAGATCCCAATGATACTGTATTACTTGAATCATCATCAAATGGGTCAATACCAGCAACATATCTCCCACGTTGAGGAGCTCCATTAACCATGAATGGTCTTTCAAATATTTCTATTGCACCCTCATGCTTATTATCTTTTAATGGGAATTCCCTAATTGGTTTACTAAATGCTCCAACTCTCCAATCTATTTTGCCTTCCTTATTAAATATAAGATCCCCAATATAATGAGGTCCTACAAACTCATCTAATGCTGGCATAATTCTTTCCAAATATTCTCTAATATCAGCAACAGGAAATATGGTACCATCTATTCTCATCATGCTATCCTGTGGTGTCACAGGATACTCAGCCTTACGTTGAGTCAATGCCATTGGATCTGATGAGCTTTTGCGTATTCTATCTAATTCTATAAATAAATCTTTCAATGATTTTGTTACGTCAGGCATTCCGTTTTCATCATAGCAATTTGCCCTATTCAAATATGCTCCCCAGAAAAATCCACAAGTACCAGCGCCATTAGTGTTTCTATCATATACATTAGGAAGAGGCATTATATTATAAGATGCTGGATAGTAAAACATATCTTCAGCACCCTCAAAATCTGCGCCAACTGTACCACCAGTACCGCCAGCCATCAATTGAGCAAATACATTATCACCATCCTCAACAGATGCCCTGCAGACCGCCCACGCTTTCTTTATATGTGGATATGCTCCATACTCTTCAAATATAATATCACCACGTTTACCTCGAATCTTATCTGGATCATCTTTTGTAGATATACCAGTTATACCAGACTTCATTCCTTTTAATGCGCCAGTACGAATATCTTTATATCCAATATGTTTTTCTAACTTAGTATCTATATTTTTCAATCTTGGGAATGGTGTATTCTGAGCCAAGAAGTCTAGATAGTCCCAGGACTTCGTTAGAATGCCATCCTTGATAAGATATTGCATATCATTGGCAACATAGAAGGTCTCTGATTTGGCTTTAAATAATGCGTTCCTAGGGCCAATAGAACCCATCTTAAATGAACTACCAATACCACGTACTTTCATTAGTTCAATATGCTGGCCTAATTGTTCTGCTTGATCTTTATAATGAAAGAATAAATAGTCTCCAAGCCACATGTCACCAAAATCATGAATACGTTCTGATCGTTTACTATTTTCTTTTACTCTTTTAGTTTTCATAATTGGACAATAATTCCAATACCAATATAGCCCTCCAGGGATCCACTCTCCATCATCTCTAATTAATCCATCACGAATCCTTCTTTTTTCCTCCTGCCAAAATAAAAAGTAGGCTGATTTAGGATGTTTATTATTAGGGAATAATGTATAATATCCATGCTTTCTATAATGTTCTGCTGCCTTATTAAAATAAGACATATTAACAAGCTTATGTGGATTAGTGACATCTACTATTATCTTCCCATATTCATCCTTCTCAAGCTCCTCTACAGACAGCATATGAGGACTTATAAGCTTCTGTATAAATATTACTTCATCAACAGCAGCATTAATCTCCTCTTGTATATCTTTATTAATATCCTTATAGAACATTTCGTCCATAGGAGTATTATAAGAATTAGTTTTTCTAAATGTTTCAATCATAATTAATCCTCATCCTCAAATAAAGCCTTCTCTTGTGATCCCCTATGTTTATCTCCAGAATCCTTTTCCCTTAATACCTTCTCCTCCAATGAGTTAAGTGTATCCAGCATTTTAGGTACATCCCTAACAAATGCTTGTATTTTAGATATGTCATATTTAGGTTTGTCGCCAATCATTTCATCTAAATGAAGAGCTGCATTTTTTGCCCATTTAGACATATTATCAACAACAGATCTAGAGTCTTCTAACATCCTAGATGTTATAGTAGTAGATAAGCTTTTATATTTATCTATTCCTGATTGGACGATATTGTCGACCTTCCAGTTTTTCTGAAGCCCATTAAGTGAATTAATAATTTCAAGAGCTCTTTCCTCTTCGTCGATGATTTGCACAAAATCAGAACTATAGTCGCAAAAAAACCATATATATGCAAGCTCCGATATAGCCACAACCTTTCCTTTCGATTTATCACGTGCAATAATTTTATTAAATTCTTTTATTGTTAAAATTTCTGGATCAAAGTCTAACTCAAATGAGTCTCTATCCATCTGAAATAATCTCATAACATAAAGTATTAAAGGGAACTGCTTTTGCAGTCCCCCATTCTAATTACTTACCAATACTATCTTTAGGCCACCAATATTCAACATCACCTTGATCTATCTCAAGATAATCTTCGCCATTGAATGTTACTACTGGAATAAAGAACTCCATATCAGTAGAGCTAAACTCATTACCATCTTTCAATGATTTCTTCTCTTTGGGCTTCCAGAATCTACCGTAGTTAATTTTAATCCAATCACCTTCCCCAAACGTATTCTGAACATACGGACCAACTTTAACAATACGCTGGATATCACTTAGTTCTGATTGACCTGGAAGTATTAGACTTGATACTACTGGATGCTTTAGCGTTGTCGCTAGCACTAGTCCCTTCGTCATGTTGGGGACTATTTTGACCAATTGCTTTTCGTGCATAAAAAATTCTATTAGGTGTTGTATATAATTTAAATATCCTAGGCATGTTAAAATTAGTTTTTGCAAGCCTAAGTTCCTCTTCAGTTGTAAGATCATCAAAGTTTAATGCCTCTATAGTAGTGCGAATGAACTTAAATATATCTGCATATGCAAGTTCAGCAGTCTTAAAATCTACATCATTCTTTTCTGCTGCAGAAGCAATTATCCTTGCCATAACCTTATCCATTGCTAATCACAAAGTTATATATTAACTTGAAATTATCAGCTCCCTCCTCAACATTAGGTATTAATTTAGGATTAATCTTATTATCAAGTATTACTCCTTTTGTCCTCATGCTTGTTAGATAGTTTTGAAATGTCCCCATTTTATGGCCAAGATCTATCATAATCTCCTTTCTAGTTTCAGTGGAAAATAATAGACGATCAACAACATTTTCACTTTTAATGTTTGATAAATATAAATGTCTTTTTTTTAAAAATGACAATAATATATTTGCCTCTGCGTCAGTAAGTTTATGTAGAGGCTGCGTAAGGGCTACCCAATGATTGAATAGCCCATCCACATTAGTTCTTATGTTCGCAACATTTGCATTTTTCATACGGAATTTCTAGTCCTGTTAAATGATCTACACCATACTTTTGCCTATAAGATTCAGTCCATAGGTCTATATTTGTTTTCCCAATTGAAGCACTTCCACATTCATGACAGTATGATCCCATGCCATCTTCTGGTATTATATGTAGGCTTAAGCATGACTTACAGTAATATACTGGCTCATCATTAAACTCCTCCTTGCTAGTGCCACTATAATGTTCAATTTTAAATTTACTCATCTTCTATATTCTTTAATGTTTCAGTGAGTATTTCCCTTAGCATTCTATTAGCATCACTTACAGTATGGTTTACCGACTTTACATTAGCCTCAGTCAGTAGACCTCCCTCAATACTTAATAGCTGATATGAACTATCAAGGGCTAATTTAATAGCATCTAGAGATCTGTATAGATTCTTAGTATTCATTATACAATGATTGTTGTTGGTTCATCATTATAATCATCTTCTTCAAATACTGGGATATCAATACTTAACAAACCGTTTGATTTCCTATAAGTAAAATTTCTAAAATCTAATACTTCAGACCTTAATTTAAATGAAGACTTTCCAATGTATTTAGAATCAGTATTTACAGATACACAGATCTCCTCATCCATAGTAGTAATAGATATATCACCATCATTAAGTCCAGTGGTAAGTAAGTCAAGACTAACATATCCATCAACTACCTCCATTCTTGCGATCTTTGGTTCTCCGCTGATCAAACTAACTTTAACAATTTCATTCATATCTTAGTTATAATTTTCGTAAATATTTGTATTTAAACAGCAATTTTTATATTTAATATTACTACCACATGGACATAAGCTATTCCTTCCAGTAGTAAATTCTTTTTTCATAGGCTTGATTTGTGGTGGGATATAAATGCTAACATTAGAAGAGCCTAAATTAGCATCCCTTAATATACCCTTCCTAGTGCGCCTATTCATGCATTAACTGCTTATAGATTAGCTTCCCATCATCACCATTAAAGGTAAACTGCTCCTTGCTATCCATTATAATAGTCAATAGACTTTTCTCCCTGCTCCACTTAACCTCTTGGATATGTTTATCAAAATAATTTCGATTTAAATCTTTTAAAATAATCTTAACCGACTGTGTCATATATTTCTACTTTTAAATATTGATCAATACATTCAAATCCTATCCTATGCAATAACGATTTAATAGCTCCAGTAGTATTTGCCCTAACGCATAAGTACTCTTCTGATTCTGGAATACATAATACAATAACATATATAATATCATTATCAGCCCTATCCATCAATACATCGCCAGGACATACAGACTCAACATCAAATGCTCTATTGTACTTAATCTTTATTGTCATCTTGCTACACTTATTAAAATATTCTTACGTTCATCTGGTTTAACATCACTATTCCTAGATCGACTAACAGCCCCACATTTACAACTATAAGTCTTATATCTACCAGCAGGGGTATAATAATAATTACCATCTTCATGCAAATGACTAGAACCACAATTAGGACATATCATCTTATTACCATCACCATACAACCCAAGATTAACATGCCCCTTAGCCCAAGGTCTTAGCTTTAAATAAACTTCCTCCAGCACAACAACATCATGCTTATTATATTCCTCCATCTTATCCAAAGACTCCTGATTACCCTTCATACAACCAGTCCATAACTTAAACTCAGTTCCAAGCTTACCAGGAATCTCAAACACCCTAGCCAATGCCTCAAGCTTATTACTACTAAAGCCAAACTGTTTCCTGGCTATCTGCAATGTGTCAACCTG